GACGTGGGCCTGAAGCCGCTGGCGGTCGGCATCGACGCCGCACGCGCGGCGGTCACCGGTGGCCCGCGCACGCGCTACATGGGCGAGATCGCGCCCCAGTTACGGGGTATGGCGGAAGGGGCCGTGCAGGGACTCGGCGAGGCCCTGACGACATTGCGAACGGGGGTCAATCCCCAGAGCGCGGGCAAGCTCGAGAACGTGCGCGGCGGCTTTCAATCGGGCAGCAGCAAGCTCGACGCGGCAGTCGAAATGCCCCTGCGGGCACTCGAGGCGTCTGACCTGGTCTTCAGGGGCGCCGCGCGTGGTGGCGCGACCAGGGCGATCGTGGCGCGGCGTGCGATTCAGGAGGGCTACACCGGCCAGGCGCTGCGGGCGCGTATGGACGAAATCATGCAGAACCTGCCCGAGTATCCGGCCATCATGGCCGAGGCAGACAAGACCGCCGCTCATTCCGTGCTGCAGGAGCCGAATGCCCTGGCGTCAGCGTTCAGCTCTATCGGCCGCGGGCCAGGCCCGAAGAATATGGCGGCGCGCATCATCCGCGAGCTGGTGGTGCCCTTCACGAAGACGCCCGCGAACATCCTGGCCCAAGGGCTGGAGATGTCTCCGGCGGGCGCGATCGACCTGTTGCAGCACATCAGGGCCGGTGATACGGGAGCAGCGGCCGACTCGGGCGCGCGGGTGCTGTTCGGCTCGAGTGTGATAGCCGGCACCGCGGCACTGGCGGCGCACGGGCTCGTCACCGGTGGCTACCCGGCCGATCCGAAAGAACGCGACACGTTGCCAACCGGCTGGCAGCCCTGGAGTCTCAAGATCCCCGATGGTCAGGGCAACTTCACCTATATCGACCTGAGCAAACTTGGCCCGCTTTCCATCCCGCTGGCCATCGGCGCGGTCGTTGGTCAGTCGCAGCAGGAAGGCTCGGTGTCGGACCCCACCCGATTGGCCGTGTCCCTCGGGAAATTCATGACCGACCAGACCTTTTTGCAGGGGCTCAACGCGGTGATGAACGCGGTACAGGATCCCAAGCGGTACAGCGAGAACGTTACCGAGCAACTGGCCACGTCGTTCGTGCCGTACGCCTCGTTCGCTCGTCAGATGACCCGAGCTCTGGGGCAGGCCGACCGGAATCCGAAGGGCGCGATTCAGGCGATCGAGGCGCTCATTCCAGGCGTGGCTGAGAACGTGCCGCGTCGGCAGAACGCGCTGGGCCAGGACATCCAGAGCGACCAGACCGGGGCGGGCGCGTTCATCTCGCCGTTGAAGTACAGCACTTCACAGCCCGAGCCGATCCTGAACGCGTTTCGGGATGTGGGCATGGGCATCCCCAGCGCGCCGTCAGAGATCCGCGTGAAGAATCCGTTGACCAATAGTCTGAGCCCGCCGATGACGCTGAGCGAAGCCGAAAAAAACACCTACCAGCAGAAGTTCGGCGAGTTGTTGCAACAGCGCCTCAACGCCCAGGTGAGCGATCCGAACTGGCAGCGGCGCACGCCAGAGGCCCGCAAAAAGGTGCTCGAGGTGCAGACGCAGGCGGCGCGAGATTACGCCGAGGCTCAGGTGTACGCCGCTATGGCGCCGACCGATCGTCAGGCCAGGATGGCCGAAGGACGCATCAGACTGCTGACGCCGCCCAAAGCGTTACCGGCGGCTTAGCGTGGGCGGCCGAAGTAGTGTGTTGCCCAACTGGAGCCGTCGTCGTGCGGCCGTTTCGATCTCACCCATCCGCGCAGATCCTGCATGACCGGGTGGCGGTACAGCGCCCACAGGCCGAGGGCCATGGTGCCAAACCCGACGATGGCATACAGCGTGTCCGAGTAGGAGAGGTTCATAGTCGGAACCGTGGCCGACGGAGCACGTAGACACTCGACTGAGAACCAGTCATGGCGCTGCTTACCGTTCCGACCCGTTCGATTTCCCAGCCCGCCGCGAGCCGACCTCTGAGACTGGGCGTTGTCGTCTCGTCGCTGCTGGTCAGCGTGGTGACCTCGGTTCGGTCGTAGAGTGGGACCACTCCCGAGACAGCCAGAACAGAGACGATGCCGAGTAGCCAGCCTCCAGTCAGGGTGATGGCGAGCTTGCGTTTCATGGGTGAGCGTGGTTATACGCCGCGCTCCGAAAAATGCAGGTGTGTTTCGTTCTCGCGTCGGGTTACGAAACGGTTAAGAGTGTGCGGTATGCTATCGGGTACCCCAGCCGCTGACGCAAGTTAGCCAGCGAGGCCCCGACCGTCAGGTCTGGGCCTTTTTTTGTCTCACGCGCTGACTGTGGCTCAGGGACCAGACATGGCCGAAGGTCCAGCCCCAAGCGCACCCCCGGCACCAGCCCCGACTGAATCGGCCCCGTCTCCATTGACGGGACCGATTACGTCGATGGCTGATCTCGACGTGCGTATGGCCGAGATCAAGGCTGGCTCATCAACCGCCGCACCTGTGCAAGGTGTGGACCGCACCCCACCGCCGCAAGGCCGACCCGCCGACCCCGTGCAGGGTGACGCGCCGGAAGCCGACGACGGACCTCCCGATCCCACCGATACCGCCGATCGTCCTAAACCTGGTGGCCGGTTCGAGCGCATCCGCGCCCAACTGACCGCGGCCGAAGAAAAGGCGCGCACCCTCGAGGGACAGCACCAGCAGCGTGAGGCGCAGTATGCCCACGCCCTGCGGCAGTTCGTCGACCTGGTGCTGCCCGACGCGCAGCTCGAGCAACTCAGGATGCAGGCCGAGGCCGGCGACTGGGAAGCCAAGCAGCGGGTCGACCTCGCGCGCCAGTGGCGCAGGATGGTGGCGCCGATCGCCGATCTGGCCGAACGAGCGCACCAGCAGCAATTTAATCAAGACCTGGCCGCATTACGCACCCTCGACGGCATGGACGCGGATAGCCATCAAAGGCTGCTCAATGCCCAGACACCGGGCGAAAAGCTGAAGTTGATGCACGACGTGGCCTACAAGGCGGCGACGGCGGAACACAAGGAACGGATCGCCGCGCTGGAGGCTGAGGTGCAATCTCTGAAAACCAACCGGGCCGCGAACGGCCAGCAACCGGCAAGTGGCGGGGGGCGTTCCGTGAACGGCTCTGGCGTCCTGGCTGGGTGGCTGGGCAGTGACGGCCTGCCGACCGAGGAAGCCATTAGCCGCGCCCGACAGGGCGGGTTCCGCGACCTCGCCACCCACTGAAAGATTGTCGTAAATGGCTACATCCACCTACGGAACGCTTACCGCTGAACAGCGCACGTTCTATGTCGGCGTGCTCATCAAACGGCTCATCCCGTACCTGCCCCTGATTGGCGACGGCCAGAAAGTCACCATCCCCAAGCACATGGGTCTGGTGGCCAATTTCAGGAAATACGGTGTGCTGTCGCTGGCCACCACGCCACTGTCCGAGGGTGTCACGCCCGCGGGCAACTCCCAGGTGGTCACCGCGGTCACGGCCACCGCTGCCCAGTACGGCGACTTTCTCACCGTCTCCGACGTGCTCGAGACGGCAGGCATCGACGACAGCGTCGTCCAGGCCGTCGAGCAGTTGGGCGAGCAGGCGGGCCAGACGGTCCACCGATTGGTGGTCAACGAACTGGGCGCGGGCTCGACGGTGCGCTACGGTGGCGCGGCCGTCAGCCGCATCACGGTGGCCGTGGGCATGAACATGACCGTGGCCCTGATCCGGTTAGCGGTCAGGGATCTGGAAAACCAGAACGTCCCGAAATTCAGCGACGGCTTTTATCACGCGGCGGTGACGCCCAGTCAAAAATATGACCTGGTCACGGATCCAGCCTGGCAAGACATTTACCGGTACACCAACACCCGCCCGATGATGGCCAACGAAGTCGGCGAGGTGTACGGCGCGCTGGTCCGAGAAACCACCGATCTGCCGATCTACCCGACGGGTGGCGCGGCGGGCATCCCCGTGCATGCCGCCGTGATTTACGGCCCCAATGCGTACGGGGTGATCGACCTCGAAAGCATGGGCGTGGGCAGCATCAACGACGAGACGAACAAGGGGGTCCAGGTGTTCACGACCGGGCTCGACGTCCCGTCGAAGTCAGACCCGTTGCACCAGCGCGCGTACGTGGGCTGGAGCGTGGTCTTCGTGGCCAAGGTGCTCGACACTCTGCGCGTCATCCGCATCGAAACATCTGTCAGCCCGTAAACGGCCATGCCGAAAGACGAACAGCCGTCGGACCAGATGTCCGACCCGCGCGACCTCGAGATGGACGCGATGCGTCAGCAGATCCAGGGTCTCACCACCCTGGTATCCGCGGTGCTGGCCGCCCGCGACACCTCGGTGGTCGCGCCACCTCCGCCGCCGCAACCCCTCGAGCCAAAGGAAACCGAACGGGACCGCATCCTGGCCGCGTGGGCCAGCGAGCCGCGTGTCGAGATGACGATCAACCCCGACGAAAATGACCGGCGCGCGGCGTCCGCGCTGGCAGCGAAGGGCCTGCCCGCGGAGTTTCCCCCGCACATCTTCCAGGTCAACGGGGTGCAGCTCTGCGTACCGGTGGGCGAACAGACCAGCGTTCCCCAGAGCATCGCGGCGCTGTACGCCTACACCCAGAACCCCTGGAAAGCACAACAGAAACAGAAACCCCTGACGTTCGACGTCATAGCCGCCCGTCTGGGTTGATCAAGGAGTTTTCTCATCATGGCCGAACATTCAGAACCCCAACACGCCGCGCCGGAAAAGTCCGAGCCGACACCGAGGACGGCAACGGCAACGGCTCCGAAAGAATTGCGCCCTGACCCTGACGTCGAAGTGGGCGCCCTGCACGCGACACCGGCCGATCTGCAGCAGCGGTACGTCGCCTCGCGGCTGTACACCGAGGGCTTTGCCCTGCACGGTCGGCAGGCCGACGCGATCGGGCTGTGGGGCGACGGCATGGTCTACCCCGCCAACGGTACGTTGGTCGACGTGGACACGCTCGAGGTCGTCGAGGCGTTTGCGGGCTACGAGTTCCCGGATGGTCCGGTGTACGCCAATTCACGGGATATCCCGCCCGCGTTGCTCGAGGCCCTGCGCGCGGGTGCCGGCACGCCGCCAGTAGCGCGCGGCCGGCAAGGCTGAACGATGCCGCTCAAAAAATCCGCCAGCAAGGCCGCGGTCAGCCAGAACATCAAGGCTGAGATCAAGGCTGGGCGTCCGCAGAAGCAGGCGGTGGCGATCGCGCTCGACGTGCAGCGTCAGGCGAACAAGAAGAAGTGACGCCACCCGTCGCCGAGTACACCTGCACCTGCCCAGGCTTTAAGAGTCTGAAGCTCGAGCAGATGTGTGTACGGTGCCTGGCTACCTATGCCGAGGGGTTGCCGCATGCGCTCGGGGGGGAGGCACTGACACTGGAGATGCGGCGGGTGGCCGTGTGTTTGAAACGCATGATCGAGGCCGACCCCCTGCTGGGCGAACAGTACGTCCACGTGGGTGGTCGGTCACCAGAGAGGAACTGAATCCGCGTATGCCGAAGAATTCCGTAACGGGGGAGGCGGGCCGATTGCCCGAGGTGAACGCGGGGGCGGTCGCTCTCGCCACCGGTGGCACGGTCGACACCAGCGTGGACGTGATACGGCTGATTCCCGCGGCAGCGATCACGGGCGTGATCCTGGCGAAGGGGACGATCCCCGGTCAGCGCTGCGTGATCATGAACACGGGGTTGGCCGCGTCGACCATCACCATGGCCGCCGCCGGAACGTCGTTCTGCGCCGACGGGGTGACCACGGTCATTCCAGGTTTGCGGGCCAGCGAGTTCTGGTGGGACGCCTCCAGCCAACTCTGGTACCGAACGGCGTAAGGAGGGTAGAGCTATCGCCAACTCTCTGTTCAATCCGGGCCGCGAGGGATTTTTGCTCGGCGAGATCGACTGGGACACGGCGACCCAGAAGGTCGCGCTGGTGCGGTCGTACACGTTCAACGCGGCCCACAAGTTCGTCTCGGACGTGACCGGCGCCAGCGGAGTGCTGCACGCGACCTCGGCGGCGCTCGCCAGCAAGACGGGCACCAGCGGCACGGCGGATGCGGCCGACATCGTGTTCACCGCGCCGGCTGCCAATGCCTCGGGCCATAGCCTGCTCTATTTCCAGTCCTCGGCCGTGACGGGTGGGGTTGATGTGGCAGCCTCCGCGCAGCGACTGATCGCCTGGGTGGACACGGGCACGGGGCTACCGGTGGTGCCCAATGGTGCCGACGTGACGTGTGTCTTCAATGTTTCCGGGTTGTTCACCCTGTAGCCGTGGCGAAGTTCTCGAGCAGCCATTCACAGGCCGGCGTCGGCGCGGCCGAGCTCAACAGCATGGCCTCGGCCGCCATCGTCCAGAGCACCACCGTGGTCGACAACACCACCAACCTGGACCCGTGGGCGGCCATCCAGGGCTCGATCACGTTCAACGTGGCGCCCACGATCAGTGACAGCAACACGCTCGACGTGTACGCCCAGCCAGCCTGGACGGGCACCACGTACCAGACGGTCCTGTCGGGCAACCTGCCGCAGGGGGCGCTCTACCTGACCTCGTTGCCCGTCAAATCGACGGCGACGACGCAGGTGATGGCCTCAGCCCCGTTTCCGATGCCTGGGCCGATCGTCCTGCATTTGATCATTCAGAACAACACCGGTACCGCGTTGGCCGCCTCGGCGGGCACGGTATCCGTGTACTCGTGGCAGACGCAATAGCGTGATTGCCCGCGACCTCGGCCTGGAGCTCCCGCGGCGCAAGCCGCTGGGCATCCCGCGGATCAACCCGCAGCACCCGCTGGCGCGTGGGCTGACGTTTGCCACGTTACTGACGGGCGACGGCGTGCCGCGCGACCTGGTGCTGGGCCGTAGATCGACGGGCGGTCCCACGGTTATCCGTAGTACGCCCCAGGGCCACGCGGCGCTGTTCAACGGCTCGAGTGATGCCTGCAACTTCGGCGACATCGCGTCGTACCGGACGGGGTCGCAAAACTTCACCGTCATGGCGTATGCCAACCCGCCGGCGAGTTCGACGACGTTCGGACTGGCCAGCAAGCGCAACGGCACCACGTTCATCCAGGTGTCGTGCGCCGTGAACATGGACAACAACGGCGGCCCCGTCAGCGGTCTGTTCGGATTGTTCGTCTACGACGGGGCCAACCAGCTCAGCGGGGCGACCACGACCTCGCCGGTCAACGGCGCGTTCCACCAGTACACGGCGGTGCGCAACACCGCGACCACGCTGCAGTTCTACGTTGACGGCATTTCCCAGCCGTTGACGTACGCCTCGCAGAACAACCCCAACTACGCCGCCACCGATCCCCTGTTCATCGGGGCGATGGGCAGCACGAGCGCACCTGCGGGCGGCTACCTGCCTGGCTCGATCGGCTACGTCTACATCTGGCGTGGGCGGGTGCTGACGGCCGCCGAGATCAACTGGCTGTACCGCGACCCGTACGCGATGGTGCGCGAGGCGCCTCGCCAGGAGCCGTGGCTCACCATCTGGGTGCCGAGTGCCGGCGGCGGTGGCCTGACCGTCAATCCCAACGTGATCGCCACCGCCGAAACCTTTTTCGCGCCCACGGTCACCCTGCAGGTGCTGCCTGGCACGATCGCCACCTCCGAGCAGGTGTTTGGCCCCACGGTCACGGTGGGCACCGTATCTGGCCAGGTCAGCCCTGGCACGATCGTCAGTGGCGAGGTCGTCTACGGCCCGACCATCACCCTCGGCACGGCCGTCAATCCCAGCCCGATTGCCTCAGCCGAGGCGGTCTACCCGCCGGTGATCCTGCAGGCGCTGGCGCCGCCGACGGGCAGTTCCGCCCCCACTCAGATACCGGTCGCGGGCCGGGCCACCGGCAGCAATTACCTCGACTGGCCGCAACACAGCATCACCTCGAGCGACGTCCCGCCCCTGGTCGGCAATGCAAAGGCGGTGACCTGATCAGCAATACCATTTCGCTCAACGAGCCCCTTGTCGACACGCTGATTGGCACGTGGACGGGGATGGAGCTGTGGCACGGCAGCGTGCAAGCCGGCCCCTTCACGCTGCTGTCAGCCATCCCGTACGTGCTGCACCAGACCGTCTACACCTACGTCGATTCGGCGGGTGTGTCGACCGACTGGTACCAGGTTCGGCGCTACGCGCCAGGCCCCACCTACGGCCCGTTCTCGGCGGCCTGGCCGGTCACCGCGCCGGCGTCCGCTCGGCGCTCACTGCTGGCCCTGCGGCGGCTGGTCGCCCAGGCCCTGCACAGCCTGACCACCGTCACCACGACCGCGGCCGGCAACGCGGCGGGCACCAGTGTGCTGTCAGCGAGACTGGCCAACGCGGTGACCGCCAATCGCTACAAGCACGCCTGGGTGATGCCCGTGACGGGCACCCAGGCCACGGTGATGCGGCGCGTCCGCAGCGAGGACGCATTGAATCTGAGCACCGGCGAACTAATGGTGGCACCGGCATTCCCCGGCCAGGTGACCAGCGGCGTCGACGTCGAGCTCCACCGTTTGCTGCCGCCCGACGACGACGACGGCTGGACGGGGCTACGGTCCCTGATCAACCAGGCGCTGGGGGAGTGCTGGGTCACCCAGCGGCTACCCATGACGGGTGTGAACGGCCAGGCCAGTTACAGCCTGGCGGCCTATGAGGAATGGCTGGATCCTGACGCGGTGCTCGAGGTCCGCCGCGCGGCACTGGACGGCACGCTGAACTCGTTCGCGGCGGGCCAGTTCGTGGCTGTCGGCGACGTGGATGCCCTGAGCGTGCAGATCGCGCCCACCCTGCCCACGGGCAACTCCGCCACCGTCGAGGTGTTCCGCCCCACCGATACCTGGATCCGCGTGGGCGGCGTGTGGGGACCGTCCACGGTGGGCCTGGTCAACGACTCAGACGAGTGCCTGCTCACGCCCGACCTGGTGGTGACGGTGACGCTGGCGCACGCGTACGACGCACTGGCGACGGGTCCAGAGGGCGCCAGGTACGACGCGCTGGCAACGAAGGCCCGCACGGCGGCCAACGTGGCCAAGCTGATGCAATTGAGCCACAAGCAGCGCCAGTTGGGCAGCGAGCTGACCACGGGCTACGGGTGGCATGGCGACGGAAAAGAATGGCCCCTGGGCATGGGCTGGAGCACCTGGTAACTCGTGCCACCGATCGCGTTTCCGTGCGAGCTCAAGATCGACGGCGAGTCGTACCGCGCGAGGCCGCTGAGTACGCCCACGTCGTACGTGGTGGAGTACATCCCGCAAGTGAAGGGCCAGGTGGCCATCAGGATGACGGCCGAGATTCGGCCCAGTGTGCAGATTGACCCACTGAACGAAACCGATTGGAGTGATGGCCGCGGCTGGGGCACCAACGTCGACAACGCGGACGGCATGATGCTGCCCGGCCCCCAGGTCACCTCGGTCCCTCTGCCGATCGCTCCTGGCGCGGACATCGCCGACTGGGCCGAGCAGGACGGCAACATCTACCTGGTCGGCGGACGGTACGCCTACAAGATCGCCGGCGGCAGTGGGTCGGTGACCCAGGACCAGGATCTCGGCGCCGGGTTCGTGGCAGTCAGCATCGAGCCCTGGAAAACCAACCTGATCGTGGGCGGCCGTACCACGGGAAACATCTGGCAGCTCCCGAGTCTGGGAGCGTGGTCGAACACGATGGTGGCCGGCGCCGTGCAGCGCGGAAAAAGCACCACGGTGTGGTGGAACACCGACGGATTGTCGAGTCTGCGCATGGTCTCCGAGGTCAGCCCCACCACCCTCAGCTACGTGGCCGCCAACCCGCTGAATGCGCCCGATTGGAAAGTGCCGTTAGCCCTCGGGGCGTACCCGGTGAGAAGCATGGTGGCGACCCGCGCCCACGCCTACGCGGTGACTACCGGCGGCGTGTTCGATTTTGGCTCAGACGGGACGGCGCCGAACCTGACGCCCGACGTCGAGCAGACGGTGATGGACACCAACGGGCAGGCCAGCCTGAGCAGTGACGGGTACCTGTACTTCAACGCGGGCTACACGTTGAAACGCTTGAATGTGCAGAACGCCCAGACCTACGGCACATCCGAGGACTGCGGCTGGGCGTCCCAGGTGCCCCCGCAATGCCCCATGAGCGGGTATGCCACGGCATTGGCCAAGTACGGCCGCTGGATCTGGGCGTCGGTGTATGACGGTGCCAACACGTGGGTGTGCAAGGCCAGGGTAGCGATCACGGGCGACATCGTGGGGCCGCTGGTGTGGTTCGTGGCCCCCATCGTCCTCACTGGCCTCAAGGTGACCAGCATTCACGTGAGCGGGCTGGTGAGCATGAATCCGCGGCTGTGGATGGCTACCGTGGACGGCTCGGGCGTGCGCAGCCTGTCCTGGGCGTACCTGCCGCTGGACTCGGCGTACCGCGACCTGCGTCAGGCCAGGGCATACCGCTTCGCCACCAGTTTTCAATATGACAGCCCCGAGACGGACCACGGCGACGACAGCCTGCCGAAATTCCTCCGCGAATTCGTGGGTGAAGGCGAGACGCTGGGCACGGGCCAGCAGATCGCGCTGAGCGTGGCCACCGACGGCTCGAGTGCGTACACCCCGATTGGCACGTACCGCCGCAATCCGCGGGCCACGGTGCGGCCAGTGTTACCGGTGATGGCCAATCGGTACGTGCTGCGGCACGTGGGCAGCGGCACCAGCACGACGCCCGCGGTCTTGAGAAAACAGAGCCGGCGCACGATCCCGCGGCCGGACCTGTTACAGGTGCGCACGTATCAGGTGGTGGTGGGCCAGGAGGTGCGGTACGGCGACGGCGCGGTGGATGGCCGCACGCGCGCCCAGGCCCAGAGCAAGCTCGAGGGTCTGCAGGGCAAGGGGCCGGTGCCGTTCGTCGACGAAAATGGGATTGCATTGACCACGCTGGTGGTGGCGGGCATGACGATGACCCAGGTCGAGGCCACCCTCGGGGACGCCAGCGCGCGGCGGGTGATGACGGTCGATATCCAGGTGGCGGTGCTGGCGACGACGGGCACGCCCTGGCTGTGGAATGACGGCACGACCTACGGTCAGGTCGGAAAGAGCTGGTCCTAGCTAGACGTGCGCGTATCTGAAAGGCGGTGGCTGCTACGGCCTCATTTGTAGATCCGCAGAATGGCGACCTGGCAACCGCGGAGCACGTCGCGCAGCTCGTCGAGGATTTCCAGGGGCTGCGCAACATCCCAATTTCGTTGAGCGGAATCAACGACGCGGCGACGTACGCGTTGACGTTGAAAAACGCGGGCACGGGCTCGAGGGATCTGATCGCCTATGCCGCGGACGGCACCACGGTGCTGCTCCAGGTGGACGCGACGGGGGTGACGCTGGGCGCGCCGGTGAATCTGCCACCGGGCAGCATCTCGGGCACGGGACTCGCGAATGGGTCGGTGCCGAACGCGGCGCTCGGCCCGGATGTTGCCCGCGCGAATCTGCTGACCAATGGGGGGTTCGAGTACTGGCAGCGTGGTACCGGACCGTTTGTGACCAACGGGTTGTTGTCGGCTGACAGGTGGGTGTTTGCCCTGGCTGGCACCGACACGCTGTCGGTCAGCCGCGACACGGCGAATGTCGACACCGGCAGTCTGGCCTGCGCCGCGTGTACGTTCGTACTTGGCACGGGCGCGGGGGTTTCCGGGCTGACGCAGGGGCAAAAGACCACCGACGGAGCCCAGGTGCGCGGCCGAACGGTAGCGCTCAGCCTGCGGGTGAAAACCAGCACGGCTGGAGCGGTGCGCGCCTCGATCGGGTCCGACGGCACTGGCGCGGTCACCGTGTACTCGAGTTTTCACACGGGCAATGGCGCGTATCAGACCCTGAGCGTGACCGCGACGATTCCCGCGGATGCGACGGTGGTGAACAGCGGCGTGGTCTTCGCGGCATCCTGCACGGCCTATCTCGACAACGCCTCGCTGGTGGTCGGCAGTCAGCCGGCAAATTACGTGCCCCTTCACCCGGCCGACGATCTCGCGCGCTGTCTGCGGTATTACCAGCGCTGGAACTCAGGCTATGTCGGCCTCGGTTCGAGCAGCACCACGACGCAGCACTACGTGCTGTTGACGCATCAGCCCCAATTCCCTGGCAGCCCGACCCTGACGACATCGGCGCTCACGAATCTGACACTGCTGAGCGGAGCGTTGACCGGCAGCCTGTCGCCGAACGCGGCCTCGATCAATAGCACGAGTCCGAATGGAACCTTGATCAGTCTCACGACCGCATCCGCGCTCAACGCCATTGCCGCGCCCGTGTATCTCACTCTTTCCGCGGGCGGCTGGGTCGCTCTGGAGTTCAATCCCTGATGAGTGTGAAACCTACGTCTTTCGATCATCCCGATGGCCTGTGGACGTACGGCCATGACGACGCGACGGGTGGCAGTCACGGCGGCACGCTGGACCCCGCCACGGTCAGCTACGGCACCAACATCGACGGCACGCCCAACGAGATGGTGGTGGTGGTGCCGTGCCCGTTCGAGGGCTGCGGCAGCGTGTCGTCCTGGCCGCCTGGTGGTGGCGCTGACGCGCTGCTGGGCCAGTCGCTGCACGTCATGGTGGCGATGCAGCCCGGTCTGGGGCGTTCGGCCAAAACCGCTGAAGAGGCCGCCGCCGAAGTCAAGCAGCGCGTGATCGACACCGACGGTGAAGCCCGCTGGGTGTTGGACGATGCCGCGCTGGCGGTGCTGGAGGCTACTCAGGCATGACCGATTTTGCGATCGGCCCAGGGGTCCAGCAAGCGATGGCTGACGCCGGCGACGAGGCGCGCTCTGACGAGCAGTTCATCATCCTGGCCGAGGGCGACAAGATCAGCCAGACCTTCGGCCGCGACAAAATCTACTACTGGATCGAGAGGGACAATCTCGTCAGGACGTCCCCCTTTTGACGAGGCCTATGCCCCACCGTCTATTGACTGGGATCCGTGGACCTCGATGCCCGGCCAGATGTACGACTGGACCTGTTCAGCCTGCGCCACGGAATTCGTCGAGCGTGGCAGTGGAGCTCCGCGGGGCGACGACATCTACTACAACCGCCAGCAGGTGGTGTACGCCATCGGCTACCCCACCAACATCAGCCCGGCACTGGGCTTGCATGATGGCTCTGGCGCCCAGCTCCAACGGGTCTTACAGGACCACGCTGGTCTGGAGACGCACCAGGGGTGGCTCAGTTTTGACGAGGCGTACGCGGTCTACAGTGGGACGTTCGGGATGATGAGCGGCGCCAAGCTCTACCACTGGCTCGGGGTACGCGGCGTGCAGGGTCCGAACATCTGGGTGAGCAACTCGAGTCCAGGCTACGGTGGTGTCTGGGACACCATCAGCCGTTCGCAGTGGGCGCAGTGGGGCGGCTGGTCGTGCGTGTGGGTAACAGGAGAAACCTCATGAACATTGCGATGCCGCCGATTACGATCGGCCTGATCCTGGCGATCATCATCCTGATCCTGGCCGTCATCGGGCTGGTCGGTGTCCTGCCGCTCAACCCCTTGATCGTGTTCGGAATGTTCGCCGGGTTGGCCATCTCGCGGATGATCTGACATGGTGTACGGCGTCGGCGGGCTGATCATCACCGTACTGATCATCGTCATCCTGCTCAGAGTCCTGGGCCTCGTCTAGCGATCAAGCAGCGCTGGGGTGTACGTCGCAGGGCGGCGACATCGTGCACGCCGCGGGCGCGTACACCCATCGTTCCAGGGCAAACGGGAGCGATTTGGCCAGCTCGAGGAGTGTAGGTCACGAGCGCATCACTGCAGGAGTTTGGCCTGTGTCACAGGTGATAGAGCACGTGAAACGTTCAGATAGAGGTGCTCATAGGTCTATCAAGCGCCTGATGAAACAGCGCGAGCAGTCGCTCAAGATTCGCTCGCGCTAGTTCGGGTGTTTTTCCATAGGCCGCGAGATGCAGTTCCGGTGCTCGTGCCAGCCAGCCATTCTTAACTCGCATCATCTCTGGACCTGGGACCTCTAACGGCATGGGCATCCAGACCTAACGGGATTTATGGCGACCAAGCGCTTCCCAGCCAACTTCTCGATCTGTGTCGAGTAGTGTTGCGTCTGGGTCTTCGAGGATTGTCCGAAGCGCCGCCCGCAGCATGCGTTCGGCGTGTAGTTCCGCCTGCAGCCGCTCGACAGCGTGGCCGGCGCCAAGCGCAATGGTAGTCAGGTCAGCTACCTTTGCGTTAGCGAGTTCCAGTGCCGCCCGCAGCCGCTCGACCTCGGCCTCAGCACGAACTTTTGACGCGATCTCGCGCAGATACTCGGCGTGGAGCTCGTCGAAGGTGACCTCAGGCGGCGTCTGGTCGATCGCGGGATCGTGGGCTGGCTGACACCCGTCGCCGACGGAGTGGGTTTGGCCTTCGTCTAGCGACATCACGCGTGCCAGCCCAGATCGCGCATCACCTGGTACGCCTTTTTGAGCTCGTCCACGTCCAGTTCCAGCACGTCGCCGCAGCCTGAACAGCGCGAGCCGATGATGGCGTGCTCGGGAACCGCGGCCAGTTGCGACTCGTGCAGGTGCATCTGCGCGTCGCACGAGCACTGGATTGTCAGCGGCGCGGAGCCGTCGTGGCAGGAGGGCGTGAGCAGTTCGGGCGTGCGGTCGCCATAGGCGGGATTCTTGACGACGGCAAACAGGTGCTTACCAGTCACGGCAGTGGTTGGAAGTGCTCGAGGGCGGCTTCGATCTCGTTCTCGTCGTCGAGGCGGCGAGTGGCGTTGAAGAAGCCATACGAGGCGAGGCAGATGTGACCGTCCGGGAGCTGGTCGTGCTCGGCGCAGAAGAGGCGCTGGCATAAGGGGCAGAACGTGGTCATCGGTTCGTGACAATCGGCCCTGTCGCACTGGTCAGGGATAGTCATTGTGGTCAGTGCTCCTTATCGGTGACCGGTCAGTGTGGTCAGTGCTTTTTATCGGTGACGATGTACATCTTGACTCGGTGGGTGGGTGGGTGTAAGCCAGACGTGCGCGCGACGCGGGGCGCGCGTCCGCTCCCGCACAGCGGAAGGGGGGATCAACCCGCGACCAGACAGATCTCGCAGCTCGTGATCTCTTTGCAGGACGCCACGGTCTGCTCGACGACCGTCTGAGCCGCTGGTTGATCCCTCCCATCTCTATAGGCTCCCCTGTGCGGGGAAAAGAGCGGACGATGAGTGCCGCGAGGACGCCCCCAGGGCACGGCTCCCATCATCCGCCCATCCACTAGTGGCTATGCGCCGCACGGCGGGCACACTGGGTGCAGTGAAACGCACGGACGTTGCCGGTGCCCTTGAAGGGGATCGGATGGGCGTGCACGCCGTTGCCCAGCCACTGCTCGGCGAGTGACGCGCGGCCGGCGCGATCGGCGATGATCGATTGGGCGAAGTGGACGTAGTCGGCCGTTACCTCGTGGCTGAGGTGGCCGACGATGCGTCGCAAGCCGATCTCATCACCTGGGAATGCCACCAGATACCACGTACAGAAGGTGTGGCGCAGCCGATGGGCGATGGGATTCTGAACTCCTGAGGCCTCGCCCAGGCGTTGGATGATGCGGCTGGCGCCCTCCGATGACAGTGGCCGGCCTTCGTGCGACAGGAACAGACGGCCGGCGTCCTGACCGTGAGCGGGGCGAATGGTGAGATACGCGCGTAGCGCGCGCACGGTACAGCCGCCGTCACGTTTTGCGCCGTCGCCCATGGGCACCAGGCGTTCGCGGCGTCCCTTGCCGTCTCGGCCGACCAGCGCCTGGCGCTGATCGAGGCGCAGGCGATCGATCGTCAGCGTGGCGGCCTCGCCGATGCGCATGCCAGTGTCGAGCAGCAACAGGAAGAGGGCCTCGTCACGAGCCGCGGTACGCGAGGAGCGGGCGACGCCCCACATGGCGTTGACCTCGATCTGGGTGTAGGGCTCGCGCAGGATTTTGCCGACCCGCGGCACTTTCAGTGTGCGCAGCGTATCGTCCGGGAGAATGCCCTCGCGCTCGAGGAAACGGGCGAAGGTTTTGGCGCGCGCGGCCAGGGTGCGGACGCTGACGGCGCCGTGGCGTGAGCTGGCGGGGTTGACGCGATCGCGGTACCAGGCGAGGACGGCGCGGACGTTGTTGGTGTCGAGCGAGGCGACCTCGAGGGGCACGTGCAGGGCGAGCATGCCGTCGATCAGTAGGTCCCAGTAGAACTCGTACTGGCGCTGAGTGGCGGCAGTGGCGCCCTCGATAGCCAGGGTCTGCAGGTGATAGGTGGCGGCATTGTCCAGATCCAAAACATCCTCCCGCCGCAGCACACGCCCACCTGAGTGTAGAACGTGTGTTCTGCGGGATTCAGTATGGGGTGGCGTTTTGCGAGAGTCGAGAGGGTCAAGGGTCACAGGCTTGGGCACAACCGGTTAGCGTGCGGAAACAGCCCTGGTTGCGCGAACGCCTGGGCGTCGCGTGTCAAGTGAGGCGGGCGTCACAACGTGGATACGCCAGCCGGTCGCCTGAGTGCAGCCGGCCTGATACCTCGGATGTAATCGACGTCGTGATACGGGTTTGGGGCTGTTACCAGACCCCAGCGGTTCAGTAACGCGCCCGTCAGTGACGGAGGTAACAGCCCTCGGCATCGCTTCGGCCAGGCTGACCGACGCCTGCGTCACCGTCTCCCAGAGCGCCCGCGGCACGTTTCCCATAGCCGATCGAAAACGCTCGACGTAGGCCGTCAGCTCGGGGTCGTCGTCGGCCTGGACGCTGGGCTCGAAGCCGGCGAGTTGCTCGAGGGAGCTCCGATCGACCTCGAAGAGATCGGCGATTTTGCGCACGTTGCGGATGCTGATGCCCCCGCGCGTGCCTCCCCGTCGCCATCGCGAGACTTCGGTATCGCGCACGTCGAGCCGTCGGGCGACTTCCGCGGGCGTCCAGCCGCGCGACAGACGGAGCCGTTCGAAGGTTTCGGCGAAGAGCCCTGGATCGGCGTCAACAGCCATTGCTGGCAGTCTACACCAGAACTGTGTGTTTTGTGCAAGCCGAATATCTTGCACACAAGTCCTAGAATGCGTAGCATCCTAGACATGGATTCGGACGCGTCCTATGATGGAGGGACAACAACACACATGGGGAAACTGCTGAAGCCGAGGGAGGTGGGCAAGCTGCTCGAGGTTGATGGCAGCACGGTACGCGGCTGGGTGAAGTCTGGCCGGCTACCCGCGTTCATCACGCCCGGCGGGCAATACCGCATTGACCCGCAGGCCGTCGAGGACTTGCTGGCCAAGATCGGCCGCACCGTACCTCAGCCCGAGGTTGCCGCCTGAACCATTGAGCGTGGGCCTGTCCTAACCCAGGACCACGGAAGACAAAAAGAGAGCGGGGCTCCTAACAGCACCCGCCCTCAACACCAACGAAAGGACTCTAGCCTTGCAGGACGCGATCACATTTCGCAGGTGCGTATGCATCGTAGCCGAAACACCGGCTACGTATGCAACCTTCCGGTCAACCGGTGACGTAACGATTACGTCAGGGTCACGTCTGGGATGGTGACGCTCACCAACGGCACCGACCGCACCTGGTCGATGCAGGCCGAATCGGACCGTGACCAGGCCATCGCGCTGATCAAGGACGCACGCCAGCGCGTCTGCGATCTGCGCCTGCTGCTGAACCACTACGACACCTCGCTGTCGTTCAAGCTGGATTCGTTCCAGCGCGACCTCAACGACAGGCTCGGTGGACTGCTTGTCGCCAAGTTCGATCAGGACGCGCTGTGAACTGGGACGAGGTGGTCTACCGCGTCACCCTGCTGGCCGTGATCCTGGGCCTGGTCTGGCTGGTGCTGGCGCCCATGCCCAACGGTGAGCCGCTCCTACAGATCGTCCACCGGGCGTACATCGCGTGACCGTCGCCGAAGCGTCCCGCCAGTTCATGGCCACGGCACAGCGGCTGCCGACCCTGTTCGATCTCGAAGACACGGCGTACCAGTTGCTGGCGTTGCTCGAGGCCACCGACGATCCCGCCGAGCTCGCCGACGTCGAGGCGGTCGCGGAGATCAAGGCGCAGCTCGCGCTGGTCGACCAGATGATGCTGACCAAGCAGGAAAGCTACGTCAGCGTGATCCGCTCGCTGGAGGCGATGGCCGACGCCCGCAAGGCTGAGGCAGACCGGCTGCGGGACCGCGCGAAAACAGCCGAGCGTCACGCCGACTGGCTCAAAGCACGGTTGCTGACGCACATGCAGACGACCGGGCGCGAGCGCATCGAGACGTCGCGGTTTACGTTGACGGTTCGTCAGAACCCGCCCAGTGTGACGGTGCTGGACGCCGCCGCGGTACCCCACGAGTTCGAGAGAACGAAGTGGATCATCGACGTCGATAAACGCGCCATTCTGGCGCAGTACAAGGCCACGGGCGAGATCGTGCCTGGGGTGTCTATCCAGCGCGGGGATCGGCTGGACATCAAGTGACGTTGCTGGCCGCGTTCAGTATTCCTGGTCCGCCAGTCCCCAAGGGACGGGCCAGGGTCGTACGCGGCCACGCGTTCACGCCGAAAAAGACGCGCGATGCCGAGGAACGCATTGGCCAGCACTTTTTTGTGAAGTACCCGCACATGCAGCCGGCGACGTGTCGGCTCAGAGTGGTGGCGCGCTTTTACATCAAGGGCACCCGTGGCGACGGCGACAACTTTTTGAAATGTCTGCTCGACGCGGGCAATAAGCGGATCTGGGCCGACGACAAGCTGGTGGATGAGATCACCGTCAGCGTGATCCGTTCGAGTGCTGAGCCGCGGACCTCCGTGGAGGTGTGGGAGCTGTGAGAGTGGCGGCGCTGGTGTCGGCGACCCTGCTGGTGCTGACCACGCACGTAGCCCAGGCGCGAGACGTAGGTGACGACCCCGTACCGGTCGTCAATCAGGACGATGCCCAGGACCAGGTGGTCGAAGCCGTCGTTGAGCAGCCGGTTGATCCGCGGGTGGAATGCATCATCGCCAAAGAGTCCGGCGGATTGGACGTACCCAACCGTCAGGGCAGTGGCGCCTGGGGACCAGGTCAGTACTTTCCGTCCACGTGGGCGGCCCACACGGCGCTGTACAGACGCGCTACGGGCTATGGCGGCCCGCTGAGCCTGCACAGCCTGGCTGACGTGAGACGCGTCATGGGCTTCATTCTGGGCACGTATCCGTCGATGCGGAGCGCGTGGACGGTGAGGGGCTGCTGATGAGTGACCGAAGCTCGATCGAGTGGACGGACGCCTCGTGGAATCCTATCCGTGGCATCGCTCCGAATCGCCACATGTGCCGCAAGATCAGCCCCGGCTGCGACAACTGCTACGCCAGTTCGATGAACTACCGCTTCGGCGGCCAGGAGTACAAATTCGAAGGCGCGCGCGTCGGTGAGGTGCGGCTAGACGAGAAGGCGCTGCAGACCCCTCTGACATGGAAAGAGCCACGCCGAGTGTTCGTGTGCTCCATGACCGATCTGTTCGGCGAGTGGGTGCCCGACGCATGGATCGAGCGCATGTTCGCCGTCATGCACCTCGCATCCCAGCACCAGTTTCAGGTGCTGACGAAGCGCCCGTCGAGAATGCGCGAATACCTCGCGCGCATCCCGATGCACCCGACCAGCGATGCCCCCCTGCCCAATGTCTGGCTGGGGACGAGCATCGAACTGGACCGCTTCACCTGGCGCGCGAATGTGTTGCGCGAGTGTCCCGCGGCCGTGCGGTTCGTCAGCGCTGAGCCACTGCTGGGGCCACTGCCCAGCCTCGATCTGACGGGCATCTCCTGGCTGATCGCTGGCGGCGAGTCAGGTGTCGGTCATCGGCCGTGTGAACCCGACTGGGTGGGCGATCTGCGCGATCGGAGCATGGCCGCGGGTACGGCGTTTTTCTTTAAGCAGTGGGGCGGACGGACACACGCTGCGGCCGGCCGAATGCTGGACGGTCGGACGTGGGATGACTACCCCAGACCACTGGTGACGACGGCATGAATAGAGCAGCCAGGCAGAAGTACCTCGACGAAATCTACGCGCTGGACAACGCCGGCCGTCGGCGACGCAGTGTGACCGAGATCGTGGTGATCTGCACGATCTGGTGCGTCATCGTGGCCATCAGTGTGCTGATCCTGGTGGGGTCGGTGGTGTTGACCGTCGCGGTGGTGAGGCGGTTCTGGTCATGAGCACGCGTGTGCTGGTGGGAGATGCGCTGAGTGAGCTCAAGACGCTGCCCGCGTCCTCATGCCACGTGTGCGTCACCTCGCCGCCCTATTTCCAACTTCGGGACTACGGCGTGGCTGGGCAGATCGGGCTGGAGCGCACGCCTGACGAGTACGTGCAGAAGCTGGTCGAGGTGTTCCGTGAAGTGTGGCGGGTGCTGCGGCCAGACGCCACGTTGTGGCTCAACATCGGCGACTCGATGGCGGGATCGGGCAAGGGGAAGACCGGCGCGAACGGCATTGGCGACCAGGAGCAGCGCCAGGGGTTTCACGATAACTACCACCTCGAGCGGGACAACCAGACGCGGGCGCGCTGGCCGGACTACGGGAAACCGAAGGATCTGTTGTTGATCCCGTTTCGGTTGGCGATTGCCTTGCAGTCCGACGGGTGGTACGTACGCAGCGATATCGCGTGGTGCAAGAAGTCGTGCATGCCGGAGAGCGTGCAGGACCGTCCGACGGCAGCCTGGGAACACGTGTTCCTGCTGTCGAAGCAGCGGACCTACTACTACGACGCTGAGGCTGTTCGAGAAACCGCCAGCGAGAACACGCACTCGCGCGGCAACGGCATCGGGCCAAAGGGCGAGGCCACTGCGTTCGGCCAGGGCATACGGGCAAACGGGGACTTCGGTCGGGCCGTCCATGAAGTACTGCCCGACCGCAATATGCGCAACTTCTGGGTACTCGGCCCCGAGCCATTCCCGAGCGCGCACTTCGCGACGTTCGTGCCGGAGATCCCGCGGCGGGCGATTCTGGCAGGTTCGCCCACCGGTGGGCTGGTGCTCGATCCATTTGCTGGAGCGGGGACCACGGGGTTGGTGGCGGATCGGCTGGGCCGCGACTCGATCCTGATCGAGTTGAACCCCGCGTATGCGGAGATGGCGCGGCAGCGGATTGCGGGCGACTCGCCGATGTTCACGGAGATCGTGGCTTAGATGGCGAATTACCTGGAAGAGCTCGCGGTGCAGATGCAGGTGGCGGCAGACCGGCTGAGCCAGGAGCCGGGTCATTTCCAACAACATTTCGCCAAACATCTGGCCGAGGATCGCAAGACGGTGCTGATGCTGGCTTTGAGAGAACCAGAACCAACGCGAGCCGCCCGCGAACAGGCGACGAAGGAGACAAGTGTATGAGTGTGCTCCGTAGAGCAACCGATCAACAGCAGTCCGAGTGGACTCCGATTCCTGAGGGGTTGTGGCGTTTTTGCCTGGGCCAACCTGAATTGAAACAATCCGAAAAGTACGGCGGGTGGCAGGTTCGTTTCCCACTGGTCCTGGTCGACACAGAACAGGAGCGCCTGGAAGCCGAGTACGGCACGCCCGACGACGGGAGCCAGCAATCGTGGCGAACGAGTTACTACACGCCACTCAAACTGGGTTGGCTCGACAAAACGGGCCAGTACCAATCCACAAAATTGATCGACTTCCTGGCCGCGTCACTGGGTCACTCCAACTCCAGGAAATTCTATGACTGGATCGCCAATGGTGGAGGACCACCACAACCAGCGGATAAAGACGACGACAAAGCCGAAATGGCGCTGATCGCCGAATGGCTGAAATGGTGGGAAGACCTGGAGGTGTACGGCACCATCAACCACAAGCCAGGTAGCACGGGCACCGTGTGGGCCAACTTCGCCCAGCCCATCGCGGTGGGCTCATTGCCCGGGCAGAAGGACGACGAGTATCAGACTCACGGCCGCGGCAAACTGCGTTCGATCATCGCCGAAAGTCATCCTGAGCTCTCCGAACACCCCGCTCAGCCGGCGCGACAGCAACAACGCGTAGCGGTGGTCGATCGGCCCGCGGAACGCTACACCCGCGCGGGAAAGAAAGTGGAGGACGACCCCGACGATCTCCCTTTCTGAGTCATGAAGAACAATTCGCTCTGGGCATCGTGCTCGAGTGCCCCGACGACGGCTTCGGCGTACCCCATGTTCAGGACACCGGGTTGCACCTGAAAGCCACCTGCTCCACATGCGGACGGTATCTGAAGTTCGTCCCTAGGAAAAGTGAATGGTTATCGCTGAGCAAGCAGAGTTGATCGTCCCCGTCGTCGTCTTCGAGGACAAAAACGACACTCAGCCACGGCCGTATCACGTGCCGTGGCCGTCGCTTGCCCAGCGTCTGTGTACGTACGACGAACGATCGTCAAAAGATGGCCGCGCGTGGTCACCGGTGACGTACCGGCCGGGCACCACCCGCGGCAAGGCCAACGTCGACCAGGTCCACGCGCTGGTGCTGGACGTCGACCATCAGGCGTTGCCGCTCGATCTGCTCGAAGGCCTGGAGTACACCGCGCACACGACCTTCAGTCACTCCGCGAGTGATCCCCGCTGGCGGGTCATCCTGCCGCTGGCCAGCTCTGTCGATGGCTCGGACTGGCCGGCGTTCTGGCTCAGGGCCAACGCCCACTTCGGTGGGTGTGTGGACCCGGCCACCAAAGACAGCTCGAGGATTTTTTACCTGCCCAGTTGCCAGCCCGGCGGGTTGCACGAGGTCAGGCAGCAGCACGGCACGTTCCTCGAGTCGACCAGTCTGCCAGACATCCCCCGCTACGAACCGTCTGGTCAGCCCGTGGTTATCAGGCGACTCAAGGTGGCTGCCCCGAACTATCTGCATGGCTGGGCCGAACGGTTCGCTGAATCGAAAGTCGACGACCTCGCGGGGATGCACAGGGACACCGGGCGTAACACCGCGTGCAATCGCACGGCCTACCTGCTGGGAGGTCTGGCGGCCGACGACCAGCACGGGCTGGACGTGCAGTGGATCGTGGGCGCCCTGTACACGGCGTGCCAGCGCAACGGCCTGGTCGAGGACGACGGCCAGCGCAGTGTCGAGGCCACGATCAGAAGTGGTCTGGAAGCTGGCCTGGCCCGAGCCTGGAGTCCCGCGGATCAGGAAGAGATACGTCCCACTCCGCGGTCCAGAACCAACGGCCACGTCGAACAGGTCGCACCACCGGATGGACCACGGTTGTCGATCGTGCGCATGTCCGACGTCCGACCAGAGCCCATCGAGTGGTTGTGGCGCGGACGACTGGCGCGTGGAAAAGCCACCCTACTGATGGGTGATCCTGGTCTGGGAAAATCGCTGATCAGTCACTGGGTGTGTGCCATCTGTTCACGGGGTGGTGACTGGCCCGACGGTGGGAAGTGTGACCAGGGCACGGCCATCCTGTTCACCATCGAGGATGGCCTCGAGGACACGGTGGCGCCCAGGCTGTTGGCGGCCGACGCGAACATGGATAACGTCATCGCTGTCCGCGGGGTCATTGCTGAAGACACCACGTTGCCCGAGCGGATGTTCGCCCTCACCGAGCACATCGCCCAACTCGAGGCGCTCATCGTCGAAACCCGAGCCATCGTGGTGGTGATGGATCCCATCAGCGCGTATCTGGGGCCAGACGTCAACAGCCACCGTGAAAGCGACGTGCGTGCCGTGCTGGGGCCGTTGCAGCTCATGGCCGAGCGCACCCGTGTGGTGCTGGTGATGCTGATGCACCTGAACAAGGGCACCGGCGTCAGCGCGCTGTACCGCGCCACGGGCTCGATCGCGTTTCCCGCGGTGGCGCGCGTCGTCCTAGGCGTGGCGCCCGATCCCAATGATGACGACGGCAAGCGTCGGCTGTTGTTGCCGGTCAAGATGAACATTGGCCGCGGAGGGGAGGGTATTGGCTATCGCATCGAGACGGCGCCGCACACGTCGGTCTTGCCCAAAGCGGACGCCGAGGACCAGCCGCCGGTGCTGATCTGGGATCTCGAGCCGGTCACCATCGACGCGACGTCAGCCATGGATCGCAATGGTTCACCGGCGGAGATGAGCGCGCTCGAGGAAACCAAGCAGGCGCTCATACAAATTCTGATCGAAGGCCGAGTACTGGCTGCCGACTGCAAACGTCAACTACGCGAGGCGGTGGGTGGCGCAAGCGAAACCACCGTAGCCAGAGCGAGAAAAGAACTCGGCGTACGTGTTCGCAAAGACGGCTTCCAGGGTGCCTGGTGGTGGGAATTAAACAAAGAATCCTCGCGCACGCGTACACATTCTTTGGATTCTTTGGAATCTTTAGTGTCTTTGGATTCTTTGAAAGAACCCAAAGATTCCAAAGATTCCAAAGACACTAAAGATTCCAAAGAATGGATGGATGGGAAGCACGCGCGCGCGTGTGCAGATCGCTGTCGCCGCTGTGGTCGGGAAGAGGAGTTGCACGGCGCCCGGGACCCGATCAGTTGCCAGTGGGAGGACGACGCATGAACTTGAGATGTCTACTTCTGGGTCACCGCTGGCGCTTCTGGGTCCGGTCTCCCAGCCGTCTCCTGGCCCTCGATCGCTGCCAACGCTGCGGCAAAACCACCCCCCACTGGTCACGTCCCGCATGACCGACTACGCCCTGGTCACTCTTCGCGACCTGGCCCGCAAAATGATCTCCCTCGAAGCCAAAGCCAGAGCAGCCCTCGACCACGGCGACGCCCTCAAGGCCCGCCAACTCTGGTTTCAGCGCGTCCAGGTCAGCAGCCTGCGCTCGGCAAAACTGCGGGAGTACTGGCGCCGATGACCACCACCACGGACATCCTGGTCGAAGAGCTCGAGCAGCTCCGCCACGAGCTCGCCAACGCCAAAACCCACATCACCCTGCAGGCATCCATCAATCACCTGCTCGAGCAACACATCGCCTCACAGGACACCGTCATCCAGGCCGCGCGGGCGCTGATGGCGCCGGGTTTCAAGTTCGGTTCGCACTATCGCGCTATTGCCGACGCCCTCAGCGCCCTGGACCGTACTCATGCATCATCCTGAATCCATGCAGCTCTACCAGATCGGCGACCGCGTCTACGTCCCGCTCAGCGGCATCACCGCCGGCTCTGGCACCATCCAGGACCTCTGGCCCCGTGGCTTGCTCTTGATCAAATTCGACTCGGACGGGGTCGTCGCACCCTACCAGCCAGACGACGTCCGACCCCTACCTCCCCATCGACCCACGTGACCACTACCACCCACGTCTGCTGCGCCCACTGCCTCATGTCACTTGGCCTCGGCCCACGCCTCCAGCGCATCCTCGCCCATCTCATAGCCCACCCAGAGTGGGAACGTGACCCATCCCTCGAAATCATCCGTTTCAGAATCCTCGACCGCGGCGCCGACGTTTCCCGCGTCACCGTCAAAACTGAATCACGAGAATCACTCGGTGACCTCAGGTAGGCGTATCATTCCCCCACAGACACCGCCGAGTGCCCTCGGCCACGTCCTGCCCCGACTCGTTCGAGTTGGGGTTTTTTGATACCCAGCAAACCGAGAACAGGTGACAAACAGGTGGGTCGACCAGGAACCTTTCAGCCAGGCCAGACCGGAAATCCGCGTGGTCGCCCTGCGGTTGTCCGCGATTTCCGCGAACGCTGCCAGCAGTTCATGCAGTCCAAGGGCTGGACTCAACTCGAAGCACTCGCCCTCGATTCCGACCAGCCCCACCAGGCCCGTGCCCTCGAGCTCATCGCCGCCTACGCCTTCGGCAAACCTACCCAGCCTATCGAAGCCTCAGGCACCCTGACCGTTGAGCACCTCGACAGCTCCACCGTCGACCAGGCTCTCGAGTATGCAGCTCGCCGGCGCGGCTTGCGCGCTGTCTCGTGACGACCTCGGCGTCTACGGCATCATCGCCCACGGCCACACCCCGGCTACCGTCCACGAACGCTGGATCGACGCCGCTACCAGTGTCCTGGCCGGCACCGGCCCAACCAGAAAACTGCTCATCGTCGCCCCGCCGGGTCATGCGAAAAGTACCTGGCTCAGTCTCATCCTGCCGCCCTGGTACCTCGGCAATCATCCCGACCACAGCCTGCTCTTCTTCACGTCCAGCGACACCATGGCCCGTCAATTCGGTGGCACCGTGAAATCGACCCTGGAGCAGAACGATGCTCATAAAGCTGTCTTCGGTGATGGAAGCGTTAGACCGGATAGTGCTCGCGGATGGTCGACTGACGGGTTGTACTTGTGCGGAGTGCCGGCAGGCTCGAAGGATCCTTCGTACCGTGCTCTCGGCTACGGGGCGGCAGTGGTTGGCGCACGCGCCCACGGCATCATCCTCGACGACCCCCTCACCCAGGAACAGGCCCGATCCCCCGTCGAGCAGCTCAAAGCCCGCCAGTACCACGACCTGACCGTCGATTCCCGCCTCCACCCCGACGGCTGGGAATTAGCCATCATGACCCGCTGGCACGACAACGACCTGGCCGCTCATCTCGCCAGTAAATCCGAGTGGGCCGTGCTCACCCTGCCCGCCCTGGACCCCGACGACAACGCCCTGTGGCCCGAACGGTTCTCATCGGACTGGCTGAAAGCCAAGCGTGCCGAGATCGGCGGCGCCCAGTTCTCAGCCATCTACCAGGCCGATCCTCGAGCCCTCGGCGGTCTGGTCTTCAAAGAATCCTCGTGGTTCCGGCCCTTCCCCGCCGACCTCGACCGATCCACCCTGACCATCCTGCAGTTCTGGGACACGGCGTTCAGCGATCGTCAGACCGCCGACTACAGTGCCTGCTGCACCCTGGGCATCCACCCTGACGGCCGCATGTTCCTGCTCGAGCTGTTCCGCGCCCGTCTCACGCCCGCCGACCTCGAAGCGGCCATGCTGGCCAGGATCGCCCTGTGGCACCCGTCAGCCGTCGGCGTCGAGGAGGTCGCCTTCCGTCAGGCCGCCATCGCCGACATCGTCCAGCGCCTCGCACAGCGCGCCGCCGCCCGTGTGCAGGCCGTGAAACCTCTGGGCGACAAGGTGGCTCGAGCCTACCTGCCCGCCGGCCGCGGCGAAGCCGGCCTGCTGTACGCGGACCGTGCCGCCCCCTGGTTTTCTCAATTCGAGGCTGAGGCCCTCGGGTTTCCGCTCAGTAGCCACGACGACCAGGTGGACGCCCTGTCTGGTGCGGCCCAGATGGCCGTCGACCACCTCGCCACGCGAGCCCGTGCCCACGACCTCGCCGACCTGGCCAGCAACACCTTGCCCATCGTCCGCCACACCGGCAACGGCACGCCCCGCCTCGATCCCAAACTCGAGGGCATGTTCGGCATCCGCCGATGACCACCTCCGACGCCGACTACAACCAGGCCAAAGACCTGGTCACCCTGTGGACGCAGAACGCGTCCCGCTTCCAGCAGTCACGCGACCTGATCGCCGATTGCGCCCAGTGGTCCCTGCAGAATCGCGCACCCTCGGTTCCCACCACCGATGGCCGCCGCCAGGGTTTTTCACTCCAACTGCCCAACGCCACCACCATGCCGCAGGACGTGGCCTCGTTCGTGGCCCGCCGTCAGCCCGCGCTGGTGCGCACCCCGCTCGGCTCAGGCTCACGCGCCGCCCGCACCGCCTCCGACATCGAGATCTGGCTGCAGGAAGCGTTCAAGAGCAAAGTGAAAATTGATGGTGAGCCACTCTGGGAAGTGCTGTGCGCCCACGGCACCAGCGATGCCGAGTACGCCGTCCTCGTCCAGCCGGCGCCGTCCCACTACAGCGGCTTGCTCGAGTTGTTCGACGACCAGGGCAACATCCGCGGCGAGTGGTCGCGCAACGCCAACAACCTGGACCCCGAGGAATACGCCGAAAAGACGGGCTCCAAGAAGGGCTACCGACCGAGCACCGGCAAGTCGACCGCGGCCCAGAAGGCGTACGCGAAGGATTACAAGGCCCGGCGCTGGCCATTCGTGGTGAGGGTGTTGTCGGCCCCGGAGTACCTCCCCCTGGGCCGCAACCCGTTGAGCGGCCGACTGGACACTGTCCTGATCCGGTCGGTCTGCTCGGCGACCCACCTCAAAACGCAAGGCTTCGAGTGGTGGTCGTACGCCAGCGGCGGCGCCCACGAGGCCAACGTCGACGGCTCCGGCAAAACGTACTGGTTGTACGAGCTCCACTCGAGTAATCCCTGGACGATCACCTATCAGATCGTGGGTATGGACGGCACCCAGTACACGGCCACCATGGGCGGCAACCCGGCCCAACTCGGCCTGGACATGGAAGACCTGTACGGCATCCAGGCCCTGCCCGCGGGCGTGTTCTACGGCTGGCACCGCGCCCATGAAAAGGATCCCGACAAACGCGGCATCCCGTTGCTTGCCCCGTTCCGGGGCATCATGGGCGCGGCTAACCGCAGCCTGGCGGGCATCGTCGAGCACAACTACCGCACCGGCTACGGCGGCTGGGGCATTCAGTTGAATCCCGCCATGCTCGAGGCGTGGGTCGAAATGGGCAAGCCCACCCAGTTCGACCTCAAAGATGACAGCATCCACCTGTTACTCGGCGAGCCGACGTCGCTGGTGCATCAGGGCGTGGGTGGCGACGCCTGGAAAATCCTCGAGTACCTGCAGGGGTTGGTCGCCCAGTTCGACGAGTCCCAGCGCGTGCGGACCAGTGCCGACGCGTCGAGCATTGCCCAGACCACCAGTCTGGCGAGTGCCGACACCATCCTGGGCCAGATCACCGCGGGCGCCCTGCAGGCGTACCAGCTCGTCGCCGAATCGTTGCTCGAGCAGTGCGCGGCGTTGTCCGAAGCGACGGGCGGCCCCATCCCGGTGTACTGCCACGTCACCGACCAGGGCACCGAGCAGACCTACGTGGAGCTCAGCGCCAAGGATCTGATGGGCGACTATCGGGTGGACGTCGAGCAGCCCACCGCCAAGGGCTCCAACCTGCCGAAAGCCCAGGCGGGTGTCGGCTGGCAACAGATGGGCCTGATCGGAAAAGCAGAATGGAGGAGCGACTTCTACGGCGATCCACAGCCAGAACAGGCATTGGACACGATCGCCGCCGAGGCGTACGTCGACAGTCCTGACGGCCAGAAAGAGCTGGCTCTTCTGATAGCCCGTATCCAGGGTGACCAGATGGCGCAGAAGATCAAGGGCCTGCAGGCGGCGGGCACCCTCAGCGCCGGCGGCACGCCCACCGAGGCCATTCCTGCTCAGCCGGCGGGCATGCCCACGGCGCCCCAGCCAGGCATGGGCCAGAACGGCGTGCCCCAGCCGCAGATGCCCAACCAGGCCGCCAGCGCACTGGGCGGCATGACGGCGGCGGCGGTGAACCCTGGGGAACAGACCAAAGTCGTGCAGGCCACCGGCACCGGTGCGCAGACATCCACGCCCTGATGCCGACGGACTACTCGAAGATCCCGAACACGCTCGAGCGCCGCGCCACGATGATCGTGGAGATGCTCAACGACAAGGCGCAGCACATCGTCGACGCCCTCGACGAGCCGCCGCCGGGTACGCAGGAGCCCAGCACGGATCAGGTGCGCGACATGTGGACGTTCTCACCCTTCGGCGATCGCGCCCCCTTCGTGTACTGGCAACTCCACGACCTGGCCCTCGAGTCGCTGATGAACGAGATCTCCCAGATGCCCAACCTCGCGCCGCAGGATCGCCTCGACAAGATCCAGCAGGCCCACCAGATGGCCGAGCGGTCAGCCCTGGACAAGGCGTACCCGCATCGCTCGGCCTTGCTGATGCTGGGGGTGACCACACCCGAACGCAGCGTGCAACTGGCCCAGCGCGCCGCCCGTATCGCCGCTCAGGCACCAGCCACCCCTGAGCCAACCACCCCCGAGCCCATGGCCATGGAGCCGATGAATGCCTGACAGCCCGTACGCGCGGTCGATCGAGACCGCGGCTAACACGCTGGCCGCCGCGAATGCCGACTGGGACCGCATCAACCAGGCGATGGAGGCCATCCCGGCGACTGACAAGGCGACGGGTGGGCCGCGCGAGAACGAATACGCCAGTCTAGCGAAGCAGCTCGACGCGGCAGCCAAACGGTCGGCCACCAGTGAGGCGGCCTATCAGACTGCCATCACCGAGTCGGACAAGGCCGCGGTCACGGCCAAGACGTTCCAGCCGGCGGGCACGCCGCGTGACCGCCTCGACACGACCAGCGGCAACGTGCTGGTCACCATTCGCGAGATCGCCGACGGTCAGGGCGGGTGGACCCTCGACAAGACGACGCCCATCACCAAAGTCGACGTCTCGGGCGCACCCGGCGACCAGAAGGTGACCGCGGCGCCCACGTCGCGGATGATCCTGGTCGACGGTGTCCTGAAAGATAACCCTGCGTACGAGCCACCGAAGCCAACCGCCGGGGGCGCGGTGCCCACGTCCGAGTTCATCTACGACGGTGCCGGCAACCCCGTCAGAAACCCGGCGTATGTGGCCCCCAAGACCCCGGACGAGGCCCTCACCACGGGCGGCAAAGCCGTCGACGCGGCCACGGCGGCCAACGCGGGTGCCACCGCGGCGGCCAACCTGACCACGCTCGAGGCCAACGCGGCCACGGCCCAGGCCAACCTGGAGGACGCCCAGCGGCGGTCGCGCCAGGCGCCCTCCGATGCCCAGGCGCAGCAAGCTATCCAGCAAGCGCTCGACACGGCGCAAGCCGCGAACGACACCGCGCAGCAGAATCTGGCCCAGGCGAAGGCCCTGGCCCCTGGCGCCGTCGCCCAGCAGGGCGCCGCCCTGGCCGGCACCCAGGCGTCCACGGCCTACACCCAGGGGCTGACCGACAAGGCCAGGCTCGGCGATCTGTACGGACTGCAGGACAAGATCAAACAGATCCACGACCTGATCGCGGCGGGCCAGATCTCACCCCAGGACGCGGACCAGATGGTCGCCGCGGCACGCGCTGGCACGAGTGTCTATGACGTCCAGAAACAGCGGGCCGCCGACGCGGCGACGGCACGCACGCAGGACGTGACGAACCGCGACAGTCTGGCCAGCACCTACGGCACCCTGATGGGTGGCGCGGGCACCATGTTCGGCGACCTCAACAAGAACGGCCAGCCAGGGTCAGACGCCAGTGGTCGCGCGTACCTGGCGATGATGGGCATGGCCCAGGACTATCTGAAGTCCCAGCAGGTGCCGGCAGCCACTCCCACGGATTACCTGGGGACTGGCCCGAACCCGAATCCCAGCCCGATCGGCAACATGGTCAACCAGGCCCAGCAGCAGCTCGCCGCGGGCGGTCCTGCCGTGGCGACAACGCCAGCCGCTCCGGCCCAGACGACGTACGGGGGTCTGGCGCAGGGTGGGGCGAATCTGGGCGGGATGAATCTGTACCCGACGCCAGGCTCATCAGGGGCGCCGATCGGTGGTCTGGCACAGGGCGGCACCGACTCGACCGGCCACACCATCACGATCAACATCGGTGGCACCGGCGCGGGCACCCCGGCGCCGGTCGTGGCCCCAGGCGTGGCCGGGACGGGGCTCAACCCCAGCGTGCAACCGCTGGCTGGCTTCAGCAACCGCACCGTCGGGGGCGCCCAGGACGTGTACGGCAGTGGCCCCTCGAGCGTGAGCGGTCTGGTCGGCGCGGCCGCTCGAGCGGTGCCTGGCACACCCGCCGACGTGGCGTCCCTGTATCCGGGAGCCGCGGCCAGACACGGCATGCAGTACTAGGAGGCACTGATGGCGACACAAGCCGAGATGCAGGCGGCGGTCCTCAAGGCCGGCTACAACGGCCCGCTCACCGACGCCGCCATCGCCGCGGCCTACGATCGGGCAGGCAAGGGCATTGCCGCCGACCAGTACGGCAACGTCATCGGCCAGACGACCGGCGGCGGGACGACGCCCACGACGACGACCCCTACCGTTCAGGGCGGCGGCGCCTACGATCCCAATCTGCCGGGCACCCCTGCCCAGCAACAGGCCGTCCTGGCCTCGGCGGCCCAGAGCGCCGGCACCACGCGCGAAGCCCTGGCCGAGTCGGCCCGTCAATTCAATGCCACCCTGGCGCAGCAGCAACTCATGTGGCAGCAGCAGGGCCTGCCGACATTAGAGATCGCCCAGCGGTCGCAAGCGCTCGAGGACGAGCAGTTCCGTGCCCAGTTGGCACTCGCTCAACAGACCCAGGCCCAGGCCAACGCGGCCACGGTCGCCGGATTGACGGGCTACTACAACGCCCCCGACATCACGCCTACCGGCAGCGCCGTGCAGCAGATGCAGTACGGTCAGCCCGTCGGCGGCGGAACGGCCGCGGTATCGGGTACCGCGGGCGGGGCGTTCACGCCGTCGACGCAGGCCCAGTACCTCCAGGCCAGGACGCAGCAACTCCAGGGCCAGGGCATGGGGGCCGCGCAGGCCCAGCAGACCGCCCAATCGGAGTGGAGCCAGGGCTACGCGCAGAGCGGCAACGTCGCCTATGGCCTGCCTCAAGGCATCAGTTTCACGGCACCAGCCCAGGCCGCCGCGGCCGCACCCACGAGCACGTGGCAAGCCCCGACCTCGGCGCAGTGGCTGGCCGCGCGCATCCCGCAATTGCAAGCCAACGGCATGGGCGCCACCCAGGCAGCGCAGACGGCGCAATCCGAGTTTGCCCAGGGCTACGCCCAGTCAGGCAACGTGGCCTACGGCATGCCCCAGGGCATCTCGTTCACCGCCCCGCCACCAGTGGCTGCTCCCGCTGCGTCAGCCCCCAGCGCACCCCTGGCCTCGGGCGGGGCGTCGGGGGTGCCCAACGGCACGACAACCCCGCTCGGCACCCAGACACTGGCTGGCGCTCTCCAGCAGGCTCAACTCTCGGGCATGTACAACGGCGCCCCCACCGAGGCCGCCAGCGAGTTCTCTCGTAACCTTGCCCAGCAACAGGCCCAGTTCAACTCGACCCAGGGCTTGAATTACCTGACAACCGCGGCCAGCCTGGGTGGACCGTCCAACGTCTTCAACGCCGCGGATTTCCTGAGAGGTGCCCAATCCACAGGCCAGATGCCTTCATTTCTGGGGGCACTGGCCAGTAACACCCAGTTGCCCTCGTTCAACGGTGTTGGCTCTCAGACGGCCACACCGGTGACCATGGGCTCACTGGCGGGTGGTCTGACCGGGGCCACGGATACGAGCAGCCCTGGCTACAACACCGACCAGGCGCTGTCCCAGATCGGGAGCATCTTTCAGCGCGGGCCGTCTCAACTGGCAGCGGGGTCTATTGAACGAATGACCCCCTCCGAACTGGCGATCTTCAAAGCCGGCGGCACGAAGTTGGGCTACAGCCCCGATGACTGGCTGAAGCAATACTCGTCGTCAGGAGTCGGTCAGGGTAGCGGCGGGGTCTAGCAGGTGCCGGTCAACTTCGCCCTGACGCCGGACCAGGTCAACGGTTTCCAGGCCGACCAGTGGGCACAGAAGGCCAATGCGGCCGTGGCCGACGCCTGGCAGGCGCAACAGGTGGCCAACCTGCAGCCCATACCCGTGCCGCCACCGCCCGATCTGAACGCGCCCACCCCCAGCGACAGCCTCACCCAACCGATGCAGGCGGCACCGCAACCTGCCCCTTTAGTCGGCACCGTTCCAGAGGGCACGCCCAGTACTGACGCGTCTGTTGCCCCGCCTGTAGCGACCTCAGCCCCACCGCCCGTCACCGCGCCCCTGGTCTTTCCCGGCGCGCCGCCACCAACCCAGCAGCCGATCGCCCCAACGCCACCACCCTCGCCAGACGAGACGATCAGCAATCCGTTCGGCGAGGCGTTCAGGCAGCTCCAGGGCATCACCCAACCCCAGGCACCCCCGCCGCCCCCGCCCGCAGTGACGTGGTCGGCGCCCACCGGCAGCGACACGCTGACGAATCCCATTCAGACGCAAGCCAACCAGGCCAGTGGCGGCGACCTGGAAAGCATCGTGCGCGACAGCGCCGCCCGCTACGGCATCGATCCCGACACGGCCGTACGCGTGGCCATGAGCGAAGGCGGCCTGTCCGAAGGTGCGCGACCTGGCGACTCGGGCTCGAGCTTCGGGCCGTTCCAGTTGCACTACGGCGACGTCGCCAGTGGTGGCAATGCCGTCAGTGGCCTGGGTGACGCGTTCACCGCGGCCACGGGTTTGGACGCCCGCGACCCGAACAACGCGGCCGCGGCCATCGACTACGCCCTCAGCAACGTGGCGAAATCCGGCTGGGGGGCATTCCACGGCGCTGCGCGGGTGGGCATCGGCCCCATGGATGGGATCGGCGGCCGACCATCGAACCTGGCGCCCACGCCGTCCGATGCGCTGACCAACCCACTTGGGAATGGTCCGGCCGCGCGGACGTCGCAGTTCGGCCTGGGGTTGAGCGCGCAGGCCGCGTACGCCGCGTGTGGACCGGCGGCGGCCATCGCGTTCGCCAACACGTACGGGCGGTATCCCACGCCCAACGAGGCGATGCAGTTGGCTGCGGCCCCGGATGTCGGCTGGACTTCGGCCCAGGGCATGGCTGGCATCTCGAGCGAGCAGGCGCTGCTCGGCAAGATGGGCATTCCAACGAAACTCGAGTCGACAGTCGACTGGAACCACGTAGCCCAGGACGCGGCCAACGGCAACCCCGTCATTCTGGATACGCCCGGGCATTATTTCTACGTCAGTGGCGTCCGCCAGGGGCAGAACGGGCTCGAGTTCAACGTCGGCACCAGCGGCACGGATTTACGCCAGGGCAGCCAGTGGATGAGCCAGGCCCAGATCAATGGCTCGGGCATGGGGTCTGTTCGTGCCGCGCTGTACGCCGACAACCCCACCAGCGCCACACCGAGCGTAGCCGCGCCCGCCCAGCCGCCTACTCCTGGTCCTGCTCAGCGCGCGGCCCAGTGGATGACCAAGGCCAACCTGGTGGCCGGCGTCACCCCGCAGACCGACGAGACCATCAGTAATCCGTTCGGCGAGGCGCTCCGCCAGGCGGGTGACATCGCGGGCGGCATTGGCCAGACCGTGGGGAACGCGGCCAGTAGCGTCGGCTCAGCCGTCCACACTGCGCTGGGTCCGCAGCCACTGGCCGCCGCTCAGCAGCCTACACCGTCCGACACGTTGACGAATCCCACCCTCAGCACGGTGCCGCCGGCTGATCGCAGCACGGTCCCGTCGACGCCCGGCGCTACCGAGGGGCCAATCCCTCCAGGCATCCCCATCGTGAGCGGCGCGGGCAACCTGGCCGCTAACGCGATCAACACGGTCGGCGATGCGGTCAAGTCGAACATTCAGAACGACCCCAGCCTGCCCGCGGTGGCATTGCGGGCGCTGGCGGGTGGCGAAAGCTCCACCGCGATTCAGCGCGACCTGATGGCCAAGTACGGGACGTGGATTCCCGATGATCGGTTCACGCCCGAGGACCGGGAGCGCGCCGGCAACCTGGTGATGCTCATCGGCGGCATGGAGCTGGGCGGCGGTAAGGAAGCCGTGGACGCGTTGGGCAACAAGATCGCCCCGCTCGAGGAGCAGGCCGCCCAGATGGCTGGCAGAACCCTCGAGAGCGGCGCCGGTCTGCTGGGTCTTGGCCGACCAGCCGGTGCCGTGGCAGACGTCGCGGGCGCGAACAGGGCTCCACCGGCGGTGATCGCCGAAGCCCAGCGCATCGTCGACTCGAGCGCGCCAGAGGACGTTCCGCACAAGCCGTGGGCGGAGGACGTGCTCGCGCAAGACGCCGCTGCTCCTGCTGCACCAGGTGGCGCTGGACCGGCAGCGCCGATTCGGGCATCAGAACAAGGTGCAGCCACAACCCCGGCCGTAACTCCCGCGGCACCGCCACAGCTCGCGCCCGGCCAGGCCGTCGCGTGGGTTGATCCGGTGCTGGGCGGCCACAACACGGGCACGATTTTCGGCGAGCACGCGAACGATTGGGTGGTGGAACAGAACGGCAAGCTGGTACGCGTGCCGAAAGACAGTGACATCCGCCCGATTTCCGAAAAGGTCCAGCGCGGTCTGGAGGTCGGCGACACGGTGACCGGGCAGAACCTTCGCGGCGAGCCGGTGCAAGGCACCATCGTGCAGGATGGTGGCGCCAATCACTGGCTCGTGCAGCGACCGGACGGCACCACCGAGGTCACCACCAAGGTTTCGACGAACAGCGCGGGGACGGCCGCCGAGCGCACCGCGGCCAGGACGGCAGTAGCACCGACAGTCGAACCCACTCCGACCGCGCCATCTACGACAGCGACCAACGCGCTCGACCACCTGGTGCCGCCAGGGGCCAAGGCATCACCCGTCGAGCAAGCCCTCGACCGTGGGCTGATCGTTCCACGTGAGACTGGCCCGGTCCAGATTCTGGGACCGCGGGGTGAAGTGCTCAGCACCGTGGCCAGAAGCGGTGAGACCACGGGCATCGTGCGGTCAGCCGGTGCTGGCGCCGAGGTCGCCGCGCCATCCGCTGCCACCGTGGCGCGTATGCCCAACATCGCCAAGCTGGCGCCAGAGATGCCCGAGGTGGCAGCGTCGCTGCAGCGCGTGGCCGAAGAGAACCCGCAGCTCATGGACGCGTACACCCAGGGGCGGATCACCCATCAGCAGCTCGTCGAAGACCTGGCCCCCAAACTGGGCATGACCGCCGCCGAGTTTCAGAGGTCACCGATCGGCAAGGCGTACAACCCCGAGGAATTGCTGACGCTGCGCGCGGCGGTCGTCCAGAAGCAGGTGCAGGCCGCGCAGATGGCCGCCAAGATCGCGGCCAAAGGTGGGGTCGAGGCGCTGACGCCGACGGAGAAGGCCGAGTACATCGCCCAGATCGTGGATGCCGCGCGGCTACAGGCGGTCGGTCGGGGCGCCGCGGCGACGGCTGGGCGGACGCTGAACCAGCAGAAAATCGTCATCAATCAGGAGATGGCCCAGGCCATCACCGGTGGGAACGAGGCCCGCGCGGCCAAGGCGGCGGCGGATGCGGCGGAGGCGCGCCTGGCTCGAGCGCAGAAGCTAGCCGCCAACAATACGCAACTAGCCACCGAGAAGGCGAATGCGGTCAAAGCCGCACAACGGATCACCTCCGAGGCCCGTGTCGCCCGGCCGGCCACCACTCCTCAGACCAGCACGCTCCTGGACAAGATTGCGAAGGCGTACGACGACCTGGCCGCGTACCACGCCATGTCGATCGACGAGAAGGGCGCTGATCTGGCATCACGGGATGCCCAGCGGGTGGCGGCAGCAGCCAAACGCGCCGAGGCCTTGAAGAACACCAGCGCGCCTCAGGAATTGCTGGATGCGCTGAACAACGAGCTCGCCGCTGAACGCGGCTATTTCAAGACCACCAAGGCGGCGGGCGACAAAACCGCCGCGGATGCCGCCAGGCGGCTCGAGGGCCTGAGGCAAGCCGGCGTGGACAAGCCCGGTTCGAGGAATGGGCCGGTGGCGTGGCTCGACGCACAGGCCCAGAATGCTCGGCGGGACGCGAACCTGGCCAACCGGCGTAGCGCGGCAGCGTTCGACGCCCAGTCACGGGTTGCCTCGCGCCAGACCGAGCAGGCGGCGCGATTGCTTGAGAAGATGGGCGGGAAAGCCGTGACCGACGACGTGCTGAAACAGTTTGTCGCGGCTCAGCAGTCGGGCAATCCTCTGGCGGCGGCGAAGTTCCTGCAGAGCTTGCAGCACGTCAGTTGGTGGGACCGCATCAGCATGTTGCGCTACGCCAGCATGCTCAGCGCGACCACCACGCACCTGACGAATGCCCTGGGCAACACCATCCAGGGCGGCCTCGACGTGGGCCTGAAGCCGCTGGCGGTCGGCATCGACGCCGCACGCGCGGCGGTCACCGGTGGCCCGCGCACGCGCTACATGGGCGAGATCGCGCCCCAGTTACGGGGTATGGCGGAAGGGGCCGTGC